GAGCAACAGCTTTCCAAGGGTCAACTGTATTTCTTTGAGGGTGTTCTTTTTCCATTAAAGTATTACTTGTTTTAGCAGCAATTTCTTTTTGATAAAGGTCTACTGTGTCTTCCCAAAGTTTCGTAGCATATATACGACCATTTCTGTTCTTCTTATCTGGAGTTGAGAATGTACCTTTAATTACATACGTCTTTTGACCTGATGATTCGTTAAGTTCAATAACGTTATCTAAATCAAAAGTTTCTTCGAGAATTAATTTCATTTTATACCTTTTATTAGGAGCTTACTTAGCCCCTTTACCTTTTACCCAACCAGCAGAAACTTCATTAAAGAATTTCTTCATTGTTTCTTCATCCATACTTGCAGGAGAACTTACTTCATATTTAGCAAGTAATGCTTGAAAATATGCACGGTACTCTTTTTGAAGTGGAGAAAGTTCTTGTTCTTCTAAAGAATCAGATTCTTCAAGAGGTCCACCAGCATTCATTTCAGCTAAAAGTTGACGAGCAACTGTTTTACCACCAATTTTCTTAACGATTTTTTTGAACTCAGCTCTTAACTCAGCTCCAACGTGTGCTTTGGCATCAGCAACACCAGTACGACCAACCATACCAACTGCAGATTCAAATAAGTTTCTCATACTCATTATTTCTCGCCTTTTCCGTTTACCCAACCAGCAGAAACGTCATCAAAGAATTTTTTCTTTGCTTCATCGCCATCTAATTCAGCAGGAGAATCGACACCAGCTTTTTTAAGTTTCTTTGCAAAGTAAGCATCATACTTAGCTTTTAACCCATCTTCTGATTCTGGATTATCTCCATCAGCTTCAACAATTGAACTCTCATTTTGAGCAACATTAAGTTTACCTAAGTAATTTCTCATTACTGGGTTTTCTTGAACTTTTGAACGTAAAGCATCTAGAGCCATATCTTCAAATTTGATGTAACTTCTCTCTGAAGCTGCTTTTACTAAATCTACTGTGTTTGACATAGGTGTTTCCTTTTATTTTATTAATTTATTTATAAGATGAGATTATGTTAAATCCCATCATTAAAAACCATCATCTTGTTTTTCATAGAAGCTTCTATATAATGGATTATTAGTTTCTTCTTTGATTTTTTCCATCTCTTCTTGAAGCTGCTCATTAGTCCAACCAAATGTCATCTTAACAGCAGTCTCAAGTGATACCATAACTCCAACTTCTTCTTTAATCTCTTGAAAGTTTCCAACAGATTTAATGAATAAGTCTTTTTCCATATTCTCAAGAAAGATAGAACGGCATTGAAATTCAATATCAATTTTATCTTTGAATTTATCCCATTCCCCTTCACTCATAACACCTGTAACAATTAATTCTCTCTTAAGAATTTGTTTAAGCATTTTAGTTACTGGAATACGAAGACGGTCAACGTGTAAATAGAATCCCATATCTTCATTTGAGATAGAGTCAGTTTCATAACTAAAATCTCCACCATTTTCATCAGCATAAGGATTACGATTAGTAGGAATTTTCATAGATGTAAATAGTTTCTTACTTGAATGAATAATATCATCCATATCCATAAGTCCACCAGCTTCATCCATTGTTTCAACAGTTGTACCTCTTGAACCACTTCTATTACTCATCCAATAATCTTCAACTAGAGGTTGAGTACTTTGCATATTTCTAATAGTACCTGTTTCAGTATCGTACGTTTTCTTGTATTTGAATTCTGAACGAATTTTGTCCATTAATTCTTTAGCTTTTTTAGGAGGTAAATCAGCAACATCTATATTAAACATTCTACGAGAAACTGAACGGCTGTATCTCATAGGCACAAGCATATTCTCTAAAGTATCTAGTTGATTTGCAGCCTTAAAAGCATTTTCAAGGTAACCTAAATTGATTCTACCTCTTTGATTTTCAGCTAAAGAAATTTTAGAAGTTAAACCATAATCAACATGAATTAATTCATCTTTAGAATATTCTTCATCATATAATGCTTCGTGTTCAAACTCATTATCATATAAACAAGAACCTAATCTCTGGTCGTCTGGTGCAAATTTCCATTTAATATTATCTTCATCAAAGTATAAACCAAATGGTTCTAATATTTCAACTTTCTTAATACCAGCTTTTAGATTAGCTTCATCATAAGTTAAAGCCAAATTAAGTTGCCCATCTACATACATTTGACGACAAATTGGGTGAATATTCTCAGTCATATTTAATAATGTTAAAACTTTATCAAATACTTCACCGATTTTATCTTTAATTTGATTGTTTTCTTCATCAATATTAATCTTGAATTCTTTCTTGTCAACTGTAAAAGCCATTTCATTAATAATTAAATCAATTGCATAATTAATATCACCATCTTTAGCAAGACCACGATACATTTCAATTATTTTAGATTGATATTTTAATAATGAACTTTCATTTCCACCATATTGCCACTCGTAAGTGTCAAGGTCTCCAAAAACCATAGTTCCTGAAAAGTCATCATCACTAAGTTGCTTTACGACATGTAAATCATCAGTAGTATTCGACGGCTCTTGAATTATATCATCTGGGTCACCTTTCAGAAACGGTTTTTTCAACGCTTCTGTAATAGTATTTAATGTCATATTTTTCCTTTATTATATTATTTATATCTTAACGATATATAAACCAATCATATTTAATTTATTTGTTCTATTCAAACATATTTTTGATAATCTAGATTTACCTAAATAATTAATTTTATCCGTTTTCAATAAACTTTGGTTCATTTGCCTTATATCTACTTCATCTACTTCTTTTAATATTAAGCCATTATTAATATGAAATAAATTATAGTGATTTCCTTCTTTTCTTCTTTTCTTTGAACGTTTTTTGCCAGTTTCTTTATCTATAGATGTAATCTCCCCGTTATGTAAATATTCTTTTGCTTTTGTACTTTTAGATTTTTTACCTATATCTTTTGATTTAGTTGTAACTTTACCATCAGAGTTAATATATTCATCTTTCATTGCAATAGCAAATAATTTTCCCTTTTGCTCTTGTATAATTTGAAATTCATCAAGAGGTATTAAATCAGATTTAGTGATTCTATTATTAATATCTTTATTATTCATCGCACAAAAAGCTGAGTGTTGCGAATAAGTTTCTATTGCTTCTGTTAATATATAATGCGCATAATAATGGTGTTTGTGTAATAAATGAACTTGATATTTATTTTCATTTATATATTTAGGAAAGCAATCTTTTGCTTTAGGTAATATATGATGTAAACTGGACTTAAACTTAATTTTATCTTCTATTGAATTAACCAAACAATAATCTATATATTCAATTAATTTTTCTTCTGATTTTATTTTTATCTTTGATTTAAGAAATTTTTGTAATAATTCTTGTTTCATTATAACTCTTTATTTGAATTATAAGAGGAGTTGACGGACTCAAATTAATTATGTAGATGGAGTCCGTCATAGAGCATCTACATAATTAATATCTCTTATGATTTATTTATATAAATATTGTAATTAAGAAAAGATAAAGGAAGACAATGGGCGATAGAAATCAACCCCAAGTTGTTAATCAAAAGCAACGTTCACGTAAAGTTGACTCAGAACAAAAACTAGTAGATTATATTAGAACTATGTTAGGTGAACCAATGATTACAGTTGACGTTTCAGATGACCAAATTCTATTAAATATTGATGAAACAATCAGAAAGTTTAGTGATTTTGCATTTGGTGGAGAACAAACAGTTGCATTTGTTATGGAAGGCGATGCAAATACTCAAGATTATAGACTAGACCCAAGAGTTCAAGCTATATTATCAGTATCATGGGCTAACAGTTTAGGTTCAATAAATTATGGAAATGGTGCAGGCGGTGTAAATTTAGGACCAGGTTGGGGAACAATTGGAATAGGATATGTACCACATGTTGATTCAATGGGAAATATTAGTTCTTTAGAAGGTATGGGTTCAGGCTCTTGTGCAACTGAAGTTTCGGGAGTTGCTGGTGGTATTGCAAAAGGAACTAGAATGGATGCTATGAGTAATGCTTATGCTGGACTTGCTCAAAGAGATACATTACAGGCATTATTCGGTAGAGGTGTAAATTTCGAATATAATAGTAATACAAAAATACTTCGTGTATTTGAAGTTATTGCTGGACCATTTTTAATTGAAGCATCGGTTGAATATCAACCAAATCCAGATTATGATGAAATATTTAGTCACCCTTGGGTAAAAGATTATGCAGTTGCACTAACAAGAAGATT